CGGAAACCTTCGCCAGGCGTGTGCTGGAGCGTCAGAAGCAGCAGGGAGCCGAGGCTCACAAAAACCTTATGGCGGATGCGGCAGAACTGCCGAAAATCGGCGGCGGGGATGCTCCTAAAGGCTCCCCGGAGAATGCCAGGAGCAAAGCGGAAGAAGAAGAGGCTTTTTGTGCGTCCTTCGGGGCCGGGTTCGGAGGGAGGAAGTAGACCATGAGTAACTACGCGGGAATTGAAGATATGGGCTCCTGCACCAGGGACAACCTGATAGCGGGGCCGGCGGAACGGGTGGTGGGGCTTGTGGAGCTTGCCCCCTCCCAGACTCTTGCGAGAGGTACCGTTTTGGGGAAGGTTACCTCCTCCGGGCAGTGCGTTCCCGTGGATAAATCCAAGGAAGACGGCTCCGAAGAGGTCTTTGCCGTTCTTGCGGATAACGTTACGGTGGGGGATGAAAGCGTTTCGGCGGAAGTGTATTTTTCCGGAGAATTCGCCATCTCCGCCCTTACCTTCGCGGAGGGAAGCGCCGCCGAAGACTTTGCAGACCAGGCCAGAACCCTGGGAATCTATTTCCGCGCCACCATGGGCGCCTAGCCAGGAGGAATACCTATGCCTATTGATATGTTCAACACCAGAACCATGCTTCGGGCTCTGTCCCAGAACTTTACCCCGAAGACCTTTCTCATGCGAACCTTTTTCAGCAACGTGGAGACCTTCGACACCGAAAGCGTGGATATCGACAGCGCGGAGGCCAAGCGTCGGGTGGCCCCCTTCGTGCGTCCTCGCAAGGGAGGAAAAACGGTGGACCGAGGGGGATACTCCACCAAGAGCTACAAGCCTCCTCTCGTGGGGCCTCAGTGCGTAACCACCGCGGAGGATCTGCTCAAGCGAACCCCGGGAGAAACTATTTACGGAGGGGAGAAAACCCCGGAACAGCGAGCGGCGGAACAGCTCGGCAAAGATATGGCCTCTCTGGAAGACATGATCACCCGCCGGGAGGAAGTAATGGCCGCTCAGGCGCTCTTCGACGGAAAGATAGTGCTCTATGATCCCGATGAGGGGATAGATGAAGAAATGGACTTCGGCCTCCCCTCGGTGGCCCTTTCCGGGGGATCTCTTTGGAGTGCTACCACCTCGGATCCCCTGGCGGATTTCAAAGCCTGGGCATCCTTGATGCGGAAAAGTTCCGGATACTCTCCCACCATGGCCGTACTGGGAAGCGATGCCGCCAGCGTTTTGCTGGAAAACGAAAAGCTGTTGAAGTTTATGGATATGCGCCGGGTGGATATGGGGGAGATCAAGCCCGCCGAGATGCCCAACGGAACGAGCTACCTCGGTCGCCTTCTCGCTCCCGGGGTATCTCTGGATCTCCTCTGCTACGAAGAGTGGGCGTATGACGAAGCCACGGGAACCAACAAAGAGATCGTCCCCGCCAAAAAGATTCTGCTCGCCAATCCCGCCAGCCGGTACGACATGCTCTACGGAGCGGTGAGCAACGTGAAGATTGGCGTGGTGGCTGCCCGGCGGGTACCCTTCAGTTGGGAAGAACCCGACGGTTCCGCCCGGTACGTTCGGCTTTCCTGCCGTCCCCTTCCCGTGCCGGTGGAGAAGAACGCATCCCTGCGATGCACCGTGCTGGGGTAGGGTCATGATCAGGGCGAAAATGTGGATACGCCACGATGGAACGGTATACGAAAAGGGAGACATCTTTTCCGCCGGAGAAGGGGATGAAAAGCGCCTCGTGGCCCTGGGGGCTGCGGAGTATGTGCGGAGTTCTGAAATGGAAAAACCGCATAACCAAAAGCCGGATGATCCCGAAGACCTTGAAGAAGAGACCAGCATCGAGGAGGGAAACCTTCCGGAAATTCCCGAAGAAGATGAAGACCCTCCTTCCCGGGAAGAGCTTGAAGAAGAGTATCGCCAGCTTGGAGGAAGGCCCCAGGCGGACTGGCCTCTGGAAAAACTCATGACCATGCTGGAGGAGCGTCGGGGGGAATGAGCTTCGCCCAATCCATGCGCCGAGCGGATGAAACCCTGCTCAAAACCTTTGGGGATCTCCTTTTTGTAGCAGATAAGGAGATCCTCGCCGTGCTGGATGAGGACCTCTACCAAAAGCGTAAACCTCGCAAGCAGGCGGACTATGCCGAAGGAATCTGGACGGCGGGGGTTATGCTGATTTGTCGTGAGGCGGATCTGGGCTTCCGCCCGAAAACGGGATCCCTACTCACAGTCTCCGGAAAGGAGTGGATCGTCTCGGAGGTGTCCCAGGGTGAAGGGCTTTTGGAAATAACGCTGGAAGCGAATGAAGCATGAGCGGTCAGAGAATAGCAACGCAATCTTTTCGCATGGAAGGGGCTCTTGAGGATATCCGGGATGCTCAAAGCCTTTTGCGGCACATCCCCAAGGGAGCGGAAAAGGCTCTTGCGAGAGCGGTAAACAAAACCCTCACGGGGACCAGAGCCGAAGCGGTACGTCAGGTGCGGGGAAAATTCATCGTCAAGGCGCAAACGGTGAGGGATACCATGGATGTTCGAAGGGCCTCCTATACAAAGCCCCGGGGATTTCTCGTTTCCCGGGGGAGCCCCCTTTCGCTCATGCGATTCAAAGTTACCCCCCAAAGCCCAAGATCTACCCGGGGGAAAAGCGTGCAAAGCCGCCCCCGGATTCGCCTCTCCGTTACCAAGGGTAAACAGGCGACGCTTCAGCGGGCTTTTCTGGCACGCATGAATTCCGGGGTGGGAGTTTTTCAACGTCGGGGACGAGGACGCAACGTTCCCTTGAAAAAAAAGTTCGGTCCTTCGGTGCCCCAGATGCTGCACCACGACCGAATAGCGGAGGAGATAGAAGCCACCGCAGCGGAACGAATGAAAAAGGAACTGAATCACCAGGTGGCATATCTGCTTGAGGGGGGGAAATAAATGCTCTTGCTCTGCGAAGCCCTGAAAACGCACCTCGAAGGGGTGGTACAGGAATTCCCGGTGCCGAAAAAGGGGAGTGGCCGCACTCCTCCGGAGGTGATAACCGGCTGGTTGATTCCCAAAAGTGCGGGGCCTCCGGGGGATGATCACGTGCCTTGCGTGCAGATCGTACCAATTGAGGGTTCCGACGGACCTCTCCCCGAAGAGGGGGGGCGATGCTCCGTGGTGATGGTAATTCAGACCTGGGCGGAGGATCACCGGGGGTGGATGGATTGCGCGAACATTCTTCAGGGAATCCGCACGTCCCTGCTTACCCTTCCCGGGCGTACCCTGGCGAACAAATACGCCCTTACTCCGAAGGATCGGAAGATCCTGGAATGGCGTTTTTTCGAGGATCAGCCAGCCCCCTATGGCATTGCGGAAATGACGGCCCATTTTGCCATCCCCGCCCCGATTCCCCCGTGCCAGTGGAATAGATAAGAAAGAGAGGTGACCGCCGTGGCGGTAAAAAGAAAAAGCGTAACCACCCCCGCAACGTGTGTCTACCTGGGGCCCAATATCCCCGGGGGAGCGTTGCAGACCAACCAGGTATTCCGGGGAGGATTGCCCCCCTGGTGTGAGGATTGGTTCGGGAAGATTCCCGAAATCCGGGAACTCTTTGTTCCCGTGGAAGAACTCGGGAATATGCGGAAGAAAATAAAGGAGCCGGGGACGAACGAATCCCGGCTCTTTTCCGTTGTCGCCCGGGCGTTGCAGGAGGTGAAATAGTTGGCCTACAGACACGGGGTATATAAAAGCGAAGTCCCCACATCCCTCGTTCCTCCGGTGCGAACCGAGGCGGGGCTTCCCGTGGTAATCGGTACCGCTCCGGTGCACCTCACGGACCCGGAATGCGTGAACGTTCCCAGGCTGGTGTACAGCTATTCCGAGGCGGTGCAGGCCTTCGGATTCAGCAAGGATTGGGAGAAATACTCCATCTGTGAGTTCACTTATTCCCAGTTTGCCCTTTATGGGGTGGGACCCTGCGTGTTTATCAACGTGCTCGATCCGGGGGAACATAAAACTGCGGTGGATCCTGCGCCCGTTGCCATCGAAAGCGGCAAGGCGAACCTCGGAGAAGGGGTGCTTCTGGACAGTGTAACGGTGAGCGGAGATCCCGCTCCCGTGGCGGGAACGGACTATGCCCTGGGGTATGACGACGAAGGCAACGCCATTCTCTCGGTACTCTCCGGAGGAAGCCTGGCGGAGGCGGAAAGCGTAACCCTGGGGTTCGATCGGGTGGATCCCTCCCAGGTTACTGCGGAGGACATCATCGGGGGGATCGACGTGGCCACGGGGAAACGTACTGGCCTGGAACTGGTAAACGAAATCTTTCCCAAGTTCCGGATTCTTCCCGGCCTGATCCTTGCTCCCGGGTGGTCCGAAAAGCCCGAGGTGGCGGCGGTTATGCTGGCCAAGGCGGAGAATGTGAACGGCCATTTTACCGCTCAGGCTCTCTGCGACATCCCTTCTGCTTCGGGAGGCGCAGAGAAATACACCGATGCTCCCGGATGGAAGCAGAACAACAACTATGCGGGGGAACGGCAGATCGTCTGCTGGCCCAAGATCAAACTCGGGAATGATGTGTTTCATCTCTCCACCCAGCTTGCGGGGCTCATGAACACCATCGATGCGGGAAACGAAGACGTGCCCTACGAGAGCCCCTCAAACAAGAACCTGCAGATGAACGCCCTGGTAAACGCTTCGGGGGAGGAGGTCAACCTGGGGCCGGAGATGGCGAACTACCTCAACGGCCAGGGAATTATCACGGCCCTGAATTGGGTAGGGGGGTGGCGCGCCTGGGGAAACCGCACCGCCTGTTACCCCGCAAATACGGATCCCAAGGATGCCTTCGTGCCCATTCGCCGGATGTTCGACTGGATAGGCAACGAGTTTATCCTTACCTTCTGGCAGAAGGTGGATGGCCCCATGACGCTGCGCCTGGTTAAAACTATCGTCAACTCCTTCAATGTGCGGCTCAACGGTCTGGCGGCACGAGAGTACATCCTCGGGGGCCGGGTGGCGTTTCCGGAGGCCGAAAACCCCCTTACGGATCTCATGGATGGCATATTGAAGTTCCACATTTACGTCACGCCGCCCCCTCCGGCGCGGGAAATCCGGGGAACCCTGGAATTCGATCCCCAGTATTTCCGGGCACTCTTCGATTAGAAAGGGGGATTGAACGATGGCAAGTACGAACCTGATTCCCGAGAAGAATATCAACTTTGCGGTGTACCTGGAGGGAACGGAAGAGCTGGGAAATGCGGAGGTTACCCTTCCCAAGCTGGAGCCCATGAGCAGCGAGGTAAAAGGGGCGGGCATTGCGGGGGTTTTCGACTCTCTCGTGCTGGGACACTTCGGCTCCACCACCCTAAGCCTGCAATGGAGAAGCGTCACCGAAAGCATCACCAAGCTGGCGGCCCACAAAACCCACTCCCTGGATCTCTACGGAGCACTCCAGAGCTATGATGCGGGAAGCGGCGAACACAAAGCGCAACAGCTTCACCTTTTCGTAAAGGGAACCCCCAAAGGCCCAGAGCTCGGAGCCCTGAACGTGGGAGATTTGGGAAACCCCCAGATGGAATTCGAGGTGCTGTACATGAAACTCTCTCTCGATGGAAGCGAAAAGATTGAGCTGGACAAGCTCAACTACATTTACCGGGTGGATGGGGTGGACTACCTCGCGGGAGTACGCTCCGCCCTGGGGAAGGGATAGAACATGAAGATCGAACTGAGCAAGCCCTTTGAATTCGAAGTGGGAGGAAAGAAAGTCCGCCATACGGTACTGGAAATCCCCCTGGAGGAAATGACCGGAAGTGACATGATCGCCGTGGAAAACCAGCTTCAGGGGGAAGGAAAGTTCACCATGCTGGGAGACTTCAGCAAGCAGTTCCAGATTCGCCTGGCCTCCCGGGCTCTCAAAATTCCTGTGCAGATTCTGGAGAGGCTTCCCCTGCGGGATTTCAACAAAGTGGTTACGGCGGTGCAGGGTTTTTTGCTGGGCTCGGAATCTGGGAGCCCGGAGGAGGAGCAGGAAGAAAAGACAGAGACTCCCCTGGCAAAAGCCTCAAACGCATAGCCCTGCGGCTTGCCCGGGCAGAGACGGCAACCCCCGTAAACGCCTGGCTGGATCTTCCCGTGGCAAGCCTCCCCGAATGGTGCGGGGTGGTGTTGGAAGAGAGTAAAAA